GTTGAAACTTGCCTGTAATTGTTGCCGAACCTGACCTGATGAAATCCACTTGCGTAATAGCAGCCGTGTTATTCCATAAGCCATTTGCATTAGTAACGCCGCGCGTGGTTGCTAGTGATGACGCAGAAGTTGCTTGACTAGAATATTGAAAACGCTTGCTAATTGATGAACTTGCATAATTGTAAATATACATTTGTCCACGCCCGTTATCTTCAACAATATTTGAAGCAGGTGTAAATGGTACAGGTGCAGTTTCGGCACTGCCACCAATTGTGTTATTTCCCCCTGTGTATAGTCCCGTTGGTGTAGGGGCTTGATATATGCCCATGTAAGAATAACCAGTGGCACTGCTATTGAACTTGACATCTAAGTATTGCGTGGCAGATGACATAAAAACGCCTTGCCATATTAAGAGCAAATGATCGTAAGTGCCAGCAATTGAAGTGAATGATACTGTTGTTGCCGCTGAAGCATCTACTGTTGTGATTAAATCAAATCCACCACCTGCGGCAGTAGCCCACGATGGTAAACCACCGGCAACTGTGAGCACTTGACCCGTCGTGCCAATGCCAAGACGCGCGATTGCTCCCGATCCTGTTCCATATAGCGAATCGCCATTTGTAGTAAGTGTGCTAATTGTTGGTGTAGTCAATGCTGGTGATGTGAGTGTCTTATTTGTCAATGTTTGTGCAGTTGTTAAATCCGCAGTTACGGCTGTGTTAATTGAGACTGTTGGCACTGGGCCAGTCGGTGATGTAACTGTAATCCCAGTTCCGGCTGTTACCCCCGTGATATCACCTTGATCATTTGCAATCCAAGTGAAATCCATGTCTGTTGCAGATGTCTTTGATAAAACTTGACCCGTCGTGCCGCCAAGTAAATCAGCCATCGATGTCGCAACAGCTTGTCCAAAAACTTCAAAGTCTGCCGGCAAATCAGTAACCAAATCAGTGGTCGTCGGCATTTGCCAACTGAATGGTGTTGTCGGATTGCTCATATTTTCTCCTTATGCGACCAGCGTCGCGTGTTCCCAGTCTAGCGTTGGTATGATTGAATTCCATGTTTCGACAATCGGCACGTCGTTCCACCTCATCGCTTGCAGTGAATAGGCCAATGGCGAAAGAGTCATAGTCAGACTTATCTGGTTATACGCGGCCTGAAATGTCCAGCCCTCGACAAATCCCAGATAATTACCGGATGACATATTTAAGGGAAGATCCGCAATTGCCAGCGGCATTCCCATAAAAACATTGATAAGAGAGTCTCGATCTCCATCATCGATATCTGGGTTGGTGAGCTGATATGTGATTTGGTTGAAATTGTATTGAGGATATGCGCGAAGATCTAAATAAAAATTTGCTTGGGCTTGGGCATCGGCTTGATGTTTGACTGTTGTTGTAAATATCTGTGCAAGTTCCCCATATAAGCCAACAGATGCCGGATCATCTGCACTGACTTCGGATGTTGAATTCGTGCCGTATTTGAGGGTAATTGTGTTGCGAACATCTCCCGTGCGTTGCTGAATGCTCAGCCCAGATCCTTGAGCGTCATTGGCGGAAAGATTGACATATCCGTTGGCTGCCAAATAAGTGGATCGATGTGTCGAATCGGCGTATGAGATAAGCCCTTGAGCATCCTCATAGATGTAGCCAAGGCCACTACTTGCCAGAGCTGCAACCAATGAATAGACATCGGTGCGATCTGATGCTCTTTGTGCCAGCTCATAATTGCCGGGCTGGTCAATCTCGCCAAGTCCAGTATTTTGGGCATTAAGCCATTGAGTTGTCGGATCGTAGGTGTTCCATTGAAGAGCCGATGGAACGGCTTGCCACTGGGCGAATAAAACAGCTTGAAGAATTGTGTAGATCTGATCGCCATCAAAGTCTTGAGTCAAGACGCCATCGGTCAAAGCCTTTGGCAATCGAGCCAATGCACCAAGTGCGATGAGATTGATGCGCTGGGCATAGGCGACATTCCCAAGCTCGGCCACTGAGATTGCAATATCGACAACAGAGCCGCCAAAGATTGGAATGAACGTAGCTGTTGAATCTTGCAGCTCAATGGTGATTGCATCGTTGATTGTGATGATGACACTTGATTGATCCAAATTGATTAGTTCGATGTTGGTGTAACCGGCTTGGGCTTGTTCATAAATATTTGTACGCCCAGATGCGATTGTCAGATTTGCAAGAATGGCGCTCTCATATTGAATGCCACCTATTGTCACTCTCCAGACTGGATTAAAGATGCTCATGCGAATTGCAAATTATTCGCGCCGCCGGTACCCCTAAAGAATGAATTGTTGAGCGTATCTACAATGGTGCGAGATGTGCCTTCTGGATCTATTGCCCCATTGACTGTCAAATTGATAATTGATGCAGCTTGCAGATTGTCTAATCTTCTCAAATCTGCGACCGATCCTGAATCGGTAACTGTCATAGTTGGACTTGATAAATCTCCAGTGCCTAAATCAACACTTGCAACTAAGCCTTTTGACTTGCCATTATTTGATGCAGATCCGCCACCAAAGAATTGAGTGATTGGATTATTTGTCATAAAACTAATAAATGCTTTCACAGCATTTACTGTATTAGTCACAGCAGTGACAATGCCGGCAAATAAATCAATTGTTGTTGAAATAATTGTGCCTAATACGCTAAATGCGCCTTTGAGCGTTGTGCCAAGAATAGGAGCCAAAGTATCTCTGGCAAATTCTGCAACCTTTTTCATAAAATCAATAAATGGCTTGAGTTCTTCGCTGTTGTCGCTTATTGAAGTTTGAATCTTTTTGAACGCCGATGTCAATCCGTTAATGGCTGGAAGCAGAACGGCCGAGAATGTTGGAATTAAGAAATCCGTTATAAATGCCCAAATTGATTTGAAAGCTGGAACTAATACATTTGTGATGTAATCTCCAAGAAATGTAATTACTGGCTCAAGTTTTGGCCCAATTTCTTCTGCGAATGCCGCTATTGCTGGCACGACGTCTTTAACAAATGTATCAATCATCGGGGTAATGGCATCAAGTACGAATGATCCGACTGTCTCTTTTCCTTCATCAAATGCAACGTTGAGACGTAACATCTTGCCGGCAAATGTGTCAGCCTTTTCAGATGCTTGACCGCCGAAAGTACCAGCTAAAGATTTTGTTATGTCATCAAGTGACATGGACTTTAATTGGGTTTTATCTAATCCAACGCCTAATTTACCAAGTGCTCCAGTGTTGCCTTCATAGGCTTTTCCAAGTGCATTCGATACGGCTTCCAATGACTTGCCCGTACCGGCGGCAATGTCAAGAGCCAACGTCTGAAGTCTTTGTGCTTCACTGACGTCTTTTGTAGCACGAACTAATCTTTCCAAAGATGGACGAAGTTGATCGTCGGTGATTCCGTTGGCCAAAGATGTCTTGAGAATATATGACTCAGTTGCGGCGACTTGGGCATCGGTCGCCCCAGTGACATTTGCAAGCGTTGTTGCCAGTTTTGCCTGTGCAGCTTCATCGGCAATGGCTGACTTGACGCCATCAATGAGCAATTTGCCAGCGTAAGCTGCGGCGGCGATACCGGCTGCGGCGAATGCCAGTCCAGCCTTCTTGCTGAAATCTCCTAGTTTAGAGCTTGATCCCTCAACATCGTCATTGGCTTGATTAAGTGACTTTTTGAGTTGATCGACGTCTGCCAGAATGGAGAGCTTAAGCGTTCTACTTTGTCCGGCCATCACCACTCCTTCAATATCTGAGACAGTGAATCTTCCCATTTAGCGATGATGTTTGGCTGTTCGGCTCGCAGTGTTGGATAGATGAACCATCCGCGAGATCCACGGCCTTCTTTACCCGACCAAATTGGGAACTGCTTGAACTTATTAGATCCAAACTCATAACCGCCCCAGAGCTGTTGAGTCGTCGCACCGCCTGAGAATTTCTGAGCTGCAAAGCCAAATGACATCTCTCCAATTTTGGATGATTTAGAGACACGCGATCCAGCGGCAATAATGTCATCGGCTCGATTTCGAGTGCGTCCAGATGCCTCAATGATCTTGCCTTGGACATAAGTTGCCAAAGAATTACTGGCGACCTTGGCTTGGCCAGTAGCTTCTTCACCCATGGCTTTAAGTGCCGATGTGACGCCGCGCAAGTCTTTCTTATCCCAGCCGATGGTGTCATCTGCCATTGCGCTTCTCCAATATCTCCATTGCCGTTAAAATCTGCTCCGCCGTCGTCCACTCACTCATCGGGATATTTGTCGCCAGTGCAAGCTCAACAACTATTCGGCTAAGACTTCCGACGGCGTAGCTTTTGGGTCTGCGTTCCCGGCTCCTAT